CAGTAATGCCCTTGAGTACATCATTAACAAATGGAAGAGCCCCAAAGAATATTTCTCTAAACTGAGAACCAAATTCCATAAGCGCTGTTATTAATCCACCGACTCTTTCGCCAAGCTCTCTTACATTGTCAGCATTCTGTATAAGACGCCTATTAAAGTTATTCATAGCGTCGACGCCACCTTCTTTGATGGCTTTCCATATTGGACTAAATGCTTTTTCTAGCACCCTTGCGCCCTCAGTAAACTTGCGCAATCTTTCAAGTACGATGTTCCAGCCGCGCTTGAAATTGCTCATCCAGTCGCCAATTTTTCCAAGCGTTCCAGTAGCTTTTGGTAGATACTCTCTAACAAGTTTTACGAAAAAGTTAGATACTTTATCTACAAAATTTACTAGGCCATCCATAAATGCGCCAGAGCCAAATCGGCCAAGCTCTACGCTAACTCTGCCCAGATCACGTCTTATGATTCGGAATATCTTCTGCATCGCAACTTTTGCGGGCTCCAAAAATTGAAGACCAAAGTCAGCAAATTCGCTCCGTATTATATTAAAAAATGTTTTTATTCTTCCTATAAGTGTGTTATTAACCTCAGCAAACTGGCCGAACACTCCACCCTTTTTAGCTAGATCACCTGAAAGTAGGGCTTCCTGAAATTGTTTCTTGCTGCTTATGCCAAGGTCCTTCATGGCCTTTTCCATTTGTGGACCTAATGCTTTTGCCTCTTTTTGAACATCTCCAAAACTCTTTTTGGTGTCATTTAGCGCAGCAACAACAGCACCTATTTTTTCAGCAGCAGCACCGGGATCCTGGCCTGCAGCGCCAAAGTCAAAAAGGGCCTTCATTATGTTTTTACTGCCAGCTATTTGAGTCGAATTCATCGACTTTGCCATCGCCCCATAGGCTTTATTTAGGTTCTCTACGCCTAGTCCAGCAAGATCAGCGTCTGACTGCAGTGAGCGCATGGCTATCCGGACCTGATTTGTTGCCGATCCATACTCTCTGGCTGAGCCCTTCGAGAAGGCAAACATTGCAGCCTGCTGCTCGCGTATAGCCGCAGCAACTGTGGTTAGGGTTACGGCAAGTCCACCAGCAGCACCACCAACGAGGTTCATTGTGCCCCTGTAGGCCTTCATTATTCCCTGTCCAACAACAAATAAGCCATGTATTGAGAGAATTGCAGCGCTGAGCAGCGCCATTTGCAGCAAAGTTCCCTTGATTGCAAGACCGAGGAATTTAGTAAGTCCTGTTCCCATGAGCTTCACACCCTTATCAAAGGTGTCAAAGCTTTTTTTCATTCTAATTAATGTTTTAGAAAACGTATCGCTATCATTAGCAAGTTCTTGAAGCCTGTTTGTTTGCCCGCTACCTAGTCCATTGAGGGCTTTATCGACAGCCTTCAGCTGCGCAATGACCTTAGCAAAGCCCTTGAGCTCTAACTTAATGTCTACGTTGCCGTTGGCGTCTGCCATTTCTTACTCCACGATTTGATGAGAATCGCGTGAGTGTAAGAAGCGAGCGCCTATTTAGAGGCCTTAGCCCGGCGTTCTTGCTCTTCGCGGTCGTTACTTATAACTTTAGCACACGCAATGCGTATCAGCCATTCATCTGGCGTGCAGTCAAGTAGGCGTATTGGATCAGTTCCCCACAGCTCGCCAAGGCGGGCCGCTGTAATTACGTTTGAGTCCTCGACTAAATCGTCTAGGACTCCTTCGTAGGGTCCACCGTGTCAACAGTATCTGAATATCCAGCAGCATCAAGGATTGCAAGTGCCGCAGCCTCGATGTGTGGGTCAACTCCGAAAAACACCTTTACGCAGTCCGGAAGTGGCTTAGTTGTATCTGTCATCGCAAGAATTGTCGGAGAAGCAAATGTCAACTCGTAGCCATCATCATCGAATACTTCTTCGCCGTCAATACAGATTCCAACAGTTGTATGTCCAATTACCGAGCATGCAAACTTTGTTGCATCCATGCCATTTCTGGAGTCTTCTCCAGCTTGCTTTCTCCAGTTGCGCATCTGATTCTGGGTGATATTAGGGCTGACCTTGATCGTTACACCAGGACGCTCCGGAACCTCAATATAAACAGGCGCGCGCTCAACCTTCTTCTTGATTGCACTCGTAAGCTTCTGTAACGGAGTCTCCTCAACGGGAGTTACTGGCTTACCTGCTGTTGCAACAACTGGTTGAACTGGCTTAGCTTTCGCCGCTTGGCCTTCTGTTGTAAATAGCTCTGTATTTTCGCTCATGCATGGCAACTTAGCATAGTAGAAACAGCTGCCAGTGCAACTATGAGTTTACTGAATTACGGGTTCTCTACGTCTGAGATAGCGAATGTCAAAGCAAATGTGGCTGGAGCACCAGATGAAGAATCTCCGTCTGGCTCAGTTATTCCAACCAGAAGCGCTCTTGGGTAAACGCGGTCTGTGCCAGGAACCTTGAGGTCGCAGTCAAATGTTTCAACCGTAATGTCATAGTACGCACGTCCAACGAGTGGGCGTAGGTCAGCAAGCTTCTTAGCTAAGCCAGTAGCAAGATCTGACTCATTGCGGTCATCGTCATAATGCGCTGTTAGCGTAATATCTCCGATTTCTGATGGCGCACAGATAACGGTTGGACGAAGCTTGCCACCCTCGTAGATTTTTTCTACCGAAGCTGTAATTTCACCACCCGATACCTGAGCAAACTTGAAGCCTGTCCACTTTGGGTGCTTTTGAGGCTCAACTGGCACTATAGAGCCAAGAACCTGCCTCTGTGATACTTTTGCCATTGGTCATTCCTCCGTTATTGAACGACTGTTGCTGTTAGGTTTGACTTGACGATGTCGACTTCAATCTTGTCGCCAACGCTGCTTGTTCTGATGCCAACCTTTGCCTTAACAGTGCCACCAGCAAGCTGCGAAACTGGGTTTAGTGAAGCATCGCATCTGACCGTGAATCCCGAGTCAACCTTCTTGCCATTTGCATCGAAGGCCTGGAATAGTGCGCCAGAGTCGCGAAGTGGAGCAAGGACGGCAATCAGGCGAGCTGTTACGGCGGCAAATATTGTGTCTCTGCCATCGATTACGCTGAATACTAGGTCCTCTAGCGTCCGCTTTGAATCAACAACAACAGTGTTCACAATGTCTTGCGTTGTGATGTATCTGAAGTTGTCTTCATCAGTTGAAAGTGAGCGAGCTCCATAGATACGGACAGAGTTTTGAATAATTCTGATCGCATTTACACCAGCATCGTCAAGGGCATCACCATCTGTCTTGTTGATGTCGGAAGCAACGCCTGTCGCAAATTTTGAAACTGATATGAGTCCAGCCGGTGCTACGTGAGGACCCGTCTGGTTATGTGCCAACGCTCTCTTGGCAGCAACGTATCCAGTCGGCGGGATTCTTCTTGTTACGCCAGCTACGTCAGTTGGAACATCAACCCATGGGTGGTAGAGGGCAGCGTGCTCGGCATGCTCAAGATTTTGCAGATCAGCAGCCTTGGCGATTGCGTCTGCATTTGTCTCATTTTGGCCAGCATGAAGAATTGCAACTCTGTTGTACTCATTTGCATGAGTAATCAGGGCCTCTGATAGCGGGAACGAGGCAGCAGATGCCGTATTTTCCGTACCATCAACAATTGCCACAGCTCCAGCACCAAGAGCATCATTGAAAAGCTCTAGTCCGTCTGTAAGTTCTGTATCACCAACATTGCTTCTGTCATCATTACCAGCTGTAAATGCAGATGGTGCACCAGAAGTACCAAGTGTGGCGGGGATTGATGTTTGACCAGATGCAACTGTTGCAGTTACATAGCGCGTTGCTATTGTGCTGGTGTTAATTCTGCCAGCAGCCTGGGTTAGTGATGTGCACGTGCCAGTGTTGTATACAGCAACGCCGTCGTAGTAGAGGGTGATCTTGAAGTTTGTATTTGCAGTTGGGTGGCTGACCCATACACCAATGTTGCTGCTCCAGCTTCCAGGACCTGTTGCATCAAGCGTCATTACCGTTGTTGCCGAAGCCGATGCAATTCCCTGAAGGTTCTTCAGGCCGGTTGTTGCGGCTGGTCCAACAACTCTCGAGACGTAGGCTTGCGTGCCACCCTCCTCGAAGAATGCTTCTA